TAAGACCTCGGCCCATGTATCGACTGTGCCGACCTGTGAATCTACATACGCTTTAATAGATTGCTGGGTAGCCAGTTTAGTCGGGCTGTTTGAAGACATGTCGTCTTCGTCTTTGATGCCCGTAACAGTTGCACCGTCACCAATGCTAAGGCTAGTGTTTGCCGTAACAGTAGTACCTGTAATCGCAGCAGCACTTGATCCGCCAATAACCGCACCGTCAACAGTACCGCCGTTAATGTCGGCTGTACCCGCGGTAAGAGTAGGCGTGGTGATTTCAGTAGCACGTAATTTGGTAAAAACGTCTGTAACAGTAGCAGCACTTGCGCCGCCACCATCAAACTTTACCACCATATCAACACCCGCAGGGACCTCTAGGTCTCGCGCAGCGTTGTAAGTGCCTTGGAAAAGAATAACAGACTGACTACCCGCCAGACTGTTTCTTACAAAAACTATTTTTTCAGCGTCATTTGGGTCAAGCTGCACATACGCAGAGCCACCCAAATCGCTAGAACTGTAAAACTCTAACCATTTATTGCGCCCGTCTGAGGTCGCACCGTTGGTGATTTGAAGTGAATTTGGAGAACCGGAGGAACCCGCGCTAGTAAGCGTAACACGCTCTGCGCCGTTGATTGCTTGGTCCAGAATGTCGAAATTGACGTTTGTAGTATCGCCCCATGTACCCGACTGCTCACCAGTAGCCGGTTTTTCAATACCGAGGTTAACTGTATAGGTACTTGGCATCTAATTTATCCTCACGCTGCTATTTGCGTCCAATTTGCGCTCTGGGCTGGTTCTTCCTCCGACCATGATGGCGACTGGTTAACATTAATCTCACTATAACCCGGATTTTGATCCGGGACAATGTTTGAGTAAACCAGTACGTTACCAACACTACCTGTTGCGCTGACTCCTATTACATTTACTATAGCGTCACTTTCTACGGTGACACTTCCTACTTGACCTGTTCCGCTAACTCCGCCGACGTTAATAGTCTGACCAGTTTTTATCGAAACTGATCCAACGGTGCCTGTTGCAGACAAGCCTGTTACCGGTACGTTGCCCTTACCACTAACCGTGGCAGTGCCTACTACACCAGTAGCTTCAAGACCTGTGGGGAATACATTGGCTTTTGCAACTATCGTTACGGAACCAACAGACCCGGTGGCCTCTAATCCTGTGACAGGTACAATCGCGCCTGCTACAACGCTTACGGAGCCTACTGCTCCTGTTCCTGACACACCCGTAACGTTAACGTTTGCATCTGCGGTAACCGTAACGGAGCCTACTGCTCCTGTTCCGGCTAATCCGGTAACTGGGACATTCGCATCGCCAGTAATGGCAACCGAACCGACTTGGCCTGTAGCCGCCACACCTGTGACGTTTACATTGGCGTCTGCCGTTACACTAGCACTGCCGACTTGGCCTGTACCAGCAACTCCCGTGACTGCAACATTGGCTTCGGCAACTATTGTTACACTACCGACGTTTCCAGTCGCTTGCAGGCCAGTAACCGGTGCATTGGCGTCAGCCGTGACCGTTACAGAACCTACTGAACCCGCAGCTTGTGGTAAACCACTTTGTGACCACGGGCCCTCGCCCCAACCAGAGCGGCCCCAGCCGCCTATTGGGACGATAACATCGGCCATTACGCTATCCGAATAATGGCGTTACTTGCATCGGCAGTTGGAAAAACAATCGTAAAGTCACCTGCGGTGGACGTTTTATCCGAGCCGAAGTCCAACACTACAACTGACGGGTTGGTTACCGAAATAGAAGTGGTGTTTGGAGTTGTATTATATATGAGCGCCCCACGTGCAGTAATTGTTGCCGTGGAGAAAGTTTCGTCTTGGAAGTCGGTCAAAGCCGTAGTTCCAGATGACGTGGGGTCAACGTTAGTCAACGCCCCTCCGCCCGCACTATACCCTGTGCCGCTTACCTCATTTGAGGTCGTATACGCGGTGGTAGCCGCAGTAAACGAAGCACTGTTGGTGTATAGAGCAATTTTAAATGTATCGCCGTTGGCGAGATCAAAGTCGTGGACACCGTACAATAGCTCCTTCTTGAACGATGTACACATGTAGTTTCCGCTGAAAGCCATGTTTACAGTCTCCTAATTAGTTCCGCGAGTTCCAGATTCCCAGAATCCTTAATCGCATTGTACACGGTGGTTCTATCACTTTTTATCGCTTCGCGCATATAAAATTCTAAAACTTTAACTATGTGCTTACGAAAGGCATGTGCTTGTGCCTGTATTGCAGGGTTTGCAGAATCACTGATTGATATAATTTTATCAGCACAACGCTCTGCAATTTCCTCTGGTGTAAAACCACGATTTTGAGTGGTGTGTACTTCCACTTTGAAATCAGGGTTTAAATCTAAATCTAGTGCGGGAAAACTCATTGTTTTGGCCTCACTAGCATACCTGTACGATAATCATCGGTGACTTCTTTGTTTTCACCCAGCATCTTCATGCCTGTCATCGCTTCAGCAAATCTTTTTTCATAATGGGCCATAACATCCTGTTCGCCCTTCATATATATGTACGCTTCTACCAAACTGCCGTACAACATCGCCATTTGAGCGTTTTCACTCAACCATGTAGTGCCGCTTCCAGCACCAGCAGTTAAACTTGCCGGTCTATAGAAATAATGTAGCTCAACGGCTCTTGCAGCGTCGGGAGTAGGACCGACAATAAAATTATCAACGTCAAATACCGCGTAATAACGCGGATCACCGGTTGTCGCCGGGTTTGGGTTGAAAGATTGTACAAAATCAGTGTCCTTAAACTCCAAAAATACTTTGTTACTGTTCGCATCTGTAAAAGAAAGCGAAAACGGTGCCAAAAAATCGCTAGGACACGCCAAATATTGGTTTGACTGCGTCATATTGCCGCTGACGTTCTTTCTAAACAGGCTCAACTGCACGTTTTTGAGGATTCTTTCCTCTGCCTGCCTGATAAACACCGGTAAATTGTTTACAAAGGACGTTTCATCGTTCTCTGCATAGTCCTGAATCGCTGTTTTTAGCTCGTCGTAGGTAAAACTCATGGCGTCACCACCGATACTGTACCAACTGCGCCTTGTAAAGCAGTGGTTATTTCTAATTCTGACGGCATTTCTGCCGTTCCGCCGGTACTCCAGTTACCATTGCCTAAGTAAACAATGCCATTTGTCGTAACGACCAAAAACGCGCTTGTAGGGTTGTCCGGCTGCGGTCTTGCGTTCTGCAAAGCCTGTGGATCAACCACTTTTCTAAACGGACCAAGCTGTGGATGCTTTGGTTCATACTCATCTGGACCCACAAGCAATCCATTCCACTCTTTTTTCATCAACTTATATTGATAACGAAAACCAGAGCGGTCCGATATTGCGTAGGAGTTTTTACCAGATGCAAACTTAGCCATCAGCCCGTCCTGTAGTATTCATACTTAGGTACGACGTTGAATGAAGACCTATCGCGATCTTCCGTTGCAGCCCTGTCAAACTCTTCTTCATATACGCTTTTCAGCATTTGCACCCGGTTAGGCGCTCTCTTTAATGCGATGTAGTAAGCTAATCCTGCGGCTAAACAAGGGTAAAACCTAAAAGGCATATCCATTGTATTGGTGTAAATGTCCGCATCGTCCATCCTAGTCAAAGCATCGTAGTAAACTACGTCAGTGCTATTTTCTGGAACAGGCCATAACTTTAAATTTGGCGTCAATTGACGGTCCAAGAAAAATTGATTGGGACGACTTTGTGTCGTTTTTGTCGGAATTGTCAGATATTCATCCCGGCTCAATCGCTCTAACGAGTAATCTGTGCCGTCTCTACGAATAACTACCGACAAAACATCAATAATGTCTGCATTTAGGGCGTATTCACCCGTGCCTTGCGTCAGAGCTTGCGATCTTTGCTTGATCGTCCACTGGTTAAGGCCACGGTTAGCCCAATCCGCCAGCAATAGATTAAGCGAACGTTTAGCCGTCTTGAGGTCGTAACCAGTACGCACCTCAAGACCACATCGCTCGAATGCTTCTTCGACGTAATCTGCTACGTCTAATTCAAAATCTTTGCTGTTAGATACAGTCATTTACTTTTTCTTCTTTTTTACAACGCCGCCA